CTTATAAGCGAAACATAAAAGATGCAGATGAGGTGTTTAAAGTATATCGCAATGGAAAGATATACGCGGAGATTATGCCTGGCCAATTAAGAAGAAGCATTGGCATAGGATTTCCTAAATACCTCAACAAAGGAAATGACTTTGGCGCATCAGTAGGGCCGAGAAGAAGCGGTAGGTTTAAAGACCCCGAGAAAGGAGGCTGGTATGGTGGATTTATAAACTTTGGATGGCTTCAAGTTGGAGGCGGAAAAGACTATAAAGGGCCAAACGTAGGATATGCAGAAAGAGCGAAAGGCGCTGCAAAAACAAAAGTGCAATTAAAGTTTGTAAGAAACTTTAAGAGCTTAACGGAACGAGAAATAAAAAAGCTCAAGTTTGGGCAGAGATTTGGGTTGCGATGATTGGTAAAGTAATAAAGTATAAGTTTGATAACACCAGTAGCTTAAACAACGTTTTTGCTGGCCGTGTTTATCCTTTGGTTGGAGCGCAAACGAGTGCCCGACCTTTTTGCATTTACGATACTACAAGCATCCGCACTGAAGGATCGAAAGATGCGGATAGCCACATTGATATTGTCAATGTTGAGCTGACTTTAATAGGAGATAACTACGGCACGTTGCAAACTGCCGTTGAAAATATACGCACGACTTTTGTGCGAATGAAGGAAACAATTGAGGGCGTGAATGTTCAATCGTGTGGCTTTGATACTCAAAGTGAGGTATTCAATGTTGATGAGGAGACTTTTGCGGTATCGGTTGATTTAGTGTTTAGAATAGTCAAATCATAAAATTTAAAAAGGATGGCAGCAAGTACATCAGTAATGAATAGCACCGATGTTGTAGTACGCATCGGTACTGACGGTGCAACATACGAAACCGTTGGTAAAATGACAAGCGCTTCTTTAAGCGTTACAATGGCAACTCGTGATATTTCCACGAAAGACAGCTCGGGCTGGATGGAAGTATTAGAGGGTCAAAAATCTTGGACTCTATCCGGCGAAGGCTTGGTAGTGTACAATAATAGCGGAAAGGCAACGCCTGACGATATCTACGGACATCTGAGCAGCCGCACCGTTATCTACATTGAGTTTGGTTCAGAAGCAACTGATGAGAAATACTACAGCGGTACTGGGTACTTCACTGAGTTCTCTACGGATGCTGGGGTAGAAGACAACGCAACGTTCTCTTTCTCATTCCAAGGAACAAGCACCTTGACTCAAGGTACTCAAGCATAACATCAGTAGGGGGGCTTCGGCCTCCCTATTTTAACATCACACAACAATGGATACAAACTTGATAAAAGTAGGCGAAAAGACATACCCCGTAAAATACGGGTTCAATGCACTAAGATTGTTTTGCAATGCCAGCGGCATTGGATTGCAAGAGCTTGAAAAGATAGGAGAAAACATAAGTATAGACCACGCCATCAATTTGGTATGGGCGGGAATGAAAGACGGCGCAAGAGCAGAGAAGCAACCCTTTGATCTTGACACTGATGACATTGCCGACTTACTTGATGAGGATATGAGTATCATTCAGCAGTGTATGGAATTGTTTGTTGCCTCCTTTGTGAAGCCAGGAGCTGAAGAAAAAAAGTAAACACCCAAGCCTCAAAATCCCTTGATTGGGATGCACTGGAAGCGATAGGTTTGGGTGAGATGGGAATGAGCGTTGAGGAGTTCTACAATATGACTCCGCGACAATTCCAAAACAAAAGAGAGGGCTTCCAAAACCGCATTCAGTACCAAACTGAATTGGTATGGGAGACCACGAGGTGGCAAGCAGCGGTAAACATTGCGCCACATACGAAGAAAAGATTAGGCCCGAAAGACTTGGTTGTTTTCCCTTGGGATAGCAAAAAGCGAGTACATAAGGCTGCAACATATGAAGAGGTGCAAGAGGCAATTAAAAAGGTGTTTGGTAAATGAGCGACTTAAATTTTAAGGTTGGCGCGGATATGAAGCAGTTCCGCACTGCTATGGGAAGCATCGACCACAGCTTAAGAAAGTTAAGCGGTGGTTTTGGTGCTTTAGGTGGAGCTATAGGTGCGGCCTTTGTTGTTGATGCTGTTCAGCAATTTGTCTCGGAATCTATTGATCTTGCTGCAAAGATGGAAGGTGTTGAGGCTGCTTTCAATCGCCTTAACGATAGGAACTTACTTGACAACTTAAGAGAAGCAACATCGGGCACGGTTGATGACCTAAAGCTGATGCAGACGGCTGTAAAGGCTAAAAACTTCCGTATCCCTATGGATACCCTTGCGAAGGGTTTAGAGTTCGCACAGCGTAGAGCACAAGCCACGGGTGAGAGCGTTGACTATATGGTTGACTCTTTCGTAACTGGTTTAGGTAGAGAATCGGTTAAGATTCTTGATAACCTTGGTATCTCTACCATTGAGCTGCAAGCAAAAACCAAAGAGCTTGGCTCTATGGCTGCTGCCGTTGGCGCTATAATGGATGAGGAGTTTGAGAAAGCGGGCGCGCGAGTTACTACCACATCAATGAAGGTAGACCAGCAGCGTGCTGCACTTACCAACTTAAAAACGGAGATAGGCGAGCGCCTAATGCCCGTTTATTCAGCTTTCTTAGACAGCACAATCTCGGGGCTTACAACCATCAACTTATTGATGGATCAAGACACTGGCACTCGAGAGAAAGCTCTTATTGCTTTAAAGAGTTATCTTAAGTTTAGTGGTAGCCAAAACGTAGTCTTGATGAAGACTGCTGATGTGCTTACTAAAGTAGCTACAGCAAAAAGAAAGATTGCAGAAGAAGAAGAAAGGAATAAGCCAACCCAAGAGGACTTTAGAAGAGCAGAACAAGAGTACGCTCAAGAGCAAGAAGAAAATGCAAAAAAAACGCAGAAAGCTCTTGATGACTATTTTGAAAAAGTAGAAAAAGGCATTCCTAAAATTAAAAGTTTAGGGTATGAAATTAGAGAAGCCTTTAATCCTGGAGAAGATACTACGGGAAAACTCGCGCATCAATTAGGATTCGCTGAGGTTGATACGGAGCTTGAAGAGTTAGAGGAAACCGTTGAGAACTTTGGCGATACCTTTGACCACAGCTTTAGGAATACCGTTGACAACTTCCGCATATTTAGAGATGAGTTTATGATGGTAGGCGAAGTGTTAAGAATGTCTTTTGAGGCAGCCTTCGCACCATTAGAAGAAGGTGAGACACGCCTCGGAAACTTTAGAGAAGTCTTTGTAAAGCAGCTTCAAATAATGGCAGCACAATTACTTGCTACCGCTGCCGCTGCTTTAATTCTTGCTACAATCCTGACCATTGCCTTTGGTGGTGCTAATATGGCTGGTAAAACTATGTTTGGTAAGGCCGGAATGGGCTTTGGCGATTTATTCGGTGGTCTATTCGGTGAGATGGGCGGCGGCTTTGGATTCAATGGCTCTGGAGTAGACGGGAATAGGAACACTATTGAGATATTTGGAAAACTGCTTGGCTCTGATATATTGTTATCGGGTGAGCGTGCTGGAAGAAATAGAAATAGACTAAGCGGAATCGGAGGCTAATGGCAAACCCAAAATTATACGGCGAATTTAGAAGCGACTACGGAAACTTCTACTTGATAGAGATATGGGATGAAGACTATACGGGCAATGATCCCGATAGATTTAATGTCACGAGTAACGGCTTTGAGCTGAACTATTCGGGGCAAACGGACAACATCTACAGCCCAGTGATTGGCTCAAGTGTTTCCTTTGGTATGTACATCAAGGATGCTGCAACAAGAGCCTTTGAGACTGACTTTAAGAACTACCAAGAGAATCGCTACTACGTTAAGATTTGGAAAGGTAATTTTAATGGCCAAGATGCCGATAAGTGGTACAACACATCAAAGGTATCGGATGACGGCTTGGTGATGAACTTCTCACCTGATGAGGAAGAGCTTGTATACCTTGACTTCTTTTGGGGCGGCTACATCCTACAAGATGTGGTTAAGATAGAGGATGCTGCGGAGCCTTACGTTTTGCAGATAGAAGCAAACGATGGTATTGCCAAGCTCAAGAATGTTGAGGCTCAAGAGGGTATAGGTACAATTCAAAACCTATTCTCAAACGCAATCTTTAGCGCTTACACCTTTAACATATTACCTACCGAGTGGCCAGCGCTTAAGATGATAAGCAACTGGTGGAGTGAGCAGCATACCTATGATGCTAATGAAAACCCATTAGAGACTACATCGGTTGACGTTAATGTATTCCACAATTTCAATGCCGATGGTACGGTGAATCTCGCTTCCTACTACGATGTGCTCGTAGGGGTGTGTAGGATATTCGGACTGCGCTTTTATTTCTCCAATGGTAGCTACCGAGCAGAGCAGATATTTCAGCGCGATGGTAGCTCTTTAAAAGAGTTTAGCTACAAGAGAAATGGTAACCTT